TTCCCACTGTCAAAGGTGAACACTGCATCAAACATGGTATCAGCCAGGACTGTGGTTCCTATGGTAGCACCAACACCCTCATCAATATAGATTGAAGATCCAGTACATACCGCCCAGTCAGGGGTATCTGCTGTCACCGCTGCAAAGGTCGCACCGTCTGATACATCTGTTCCGAAGTAGTTGTACGCAAAGGTCATCGGCTGACTAGCTTTGCAGTTCACTACCAGGGAAGTGGGTAGGACCCCACCAACCAGAAGTAATGAACCGGTCTGCCCGTATCTCAGAGAGAATGAGCTTTCAGCAGTACCAGCCCAGGCTAGTTGTGAGATGTAGGTATGCGGACTGGAGGCATCCTTGCCGAACATGCTGTCAAGGAATATGTTAAATCTCTCATAGTCCACATAACCCTCAATCACGCCCTCACACCAGCGCTTAGAGACGATATTATCCCAGGCAGGCATAGTATCAGCTCTCTTGCTCGGGATGCGTACAGTCTCTACTTTGGGTATCATGGTGACATTGGTGATGCCGGCAGGCTCTATAGTGTCCACACCTTCATCACCGTAGACCGCTTCAATACCTATTTGTAGTTTATCAAGTGTTGGTATATATGCCATAGTTACCTCAGTTCAACCCAAAGGGTCACTGTTAAGTCATCAACTGCTACATAGTCAGGGGTTGCGGTTGCCTCTAGCACCCCATAAATGTTTTTACCATCGTATACTATGGCAGTATCTTTCTCATAGCTCACTACACTGTCACCAGCATAAGTAAGATAGTCTGCTGCCTCAATAGAATAAGTACAAATCTTCTTTGCTATGTCGGCTGCTACCTGGACACATTCATCTGCATCCGTTTTAGCTGCGGCAGCAGGGGAGGCATCAAACAGGTGGAGGGAGTAAGCCTCATCCTGAATAGCTGCATCGCTGATCTGCACTCTCTTGATAACTGCACTTGCTGTTGTGCCAGCAGCATTAGTAGCTGCACCGATAGCAAAGGTCAGTAATGCACCCACACAATCTTTAGCGACATAAGCAGGCAGCGTTAATACTGGTACTACGCTTGCTTTTACGAACATTATTTACTCCTTAACTTTCTACCAGCAACCCTACTGTCAGGTCGCTTGTACTTGTATATGTTGGTGTACTGGTTTTGACGAATAGCTGACCGAACAGGCTAGTACCACCATCAACTAATTGAAAGGGTACGCCTACTTCCAGCCCTAAAAACCCTGTTGATACCCAACTATTAGCATTGAAGCTCGCATAGTTAGCGACTGAAAACTCAATCACTGCTATCACATTGAGTAGGTCGGCATCTGATACAGCAAAGGCTGCATTATCTGCTGTGGCTGTAAAGTCCTGGTCGAATAATACCAGATACAAGAGGGCGTTCTGCTTCCCCTTATCGCTGATATGAGCCTGAGAGATATGCCCCGAGCTACTAAAAGCAGTACAGGCGTTCTCAAACTCTAGCTTTCCACCTACAGCATCAAGAGCTGAATATGCCCCTGCTGTAATCGTGGGGGTTACATGTATATCATTGTGGCTCATATTATTTCCTTTACTGTTAGTGTAATGTCAATCGCCCAGTAGGACTTCTCAGCCCACTGTACTGGGTTCATACTACCCTCAACACCGATTATGGTAGAAGTACCATAAATGTTGCGATTAGCTTTGATCTGCTCAAAGTACAGGCTGAGATAATCCACCATAGCAGATGAGTACTGCTCAATGCCTCTGCCCTTAGTTAGCGGAGCAAAGAGACAGAGATCCCTGATAGTCCAGGCTACACCCTGCATATCACCAAGGGCGATGAAGTCCATATCCCCAGTGGTAGAGGGTAGCAGCAGTCTAAGAGGTAGGCTGCCATCTCTGACAACCAGCTTTACTTTGTCAATGTTTCTGCTCTTGACACTGCCAATCTCTAGATTAGATACAGCTTTGTATATCTCTTGAATATCAGACAAGGTTCACCTTCTTATAGGGTTTTAGCAAAGTCAGTATATCAGAGGGCAAGCCCTGGGGGAGTAGTACATTTCCATCAGGGGTGATTATTGCCTGTTGCCCCTGGCCTGTATCTCTCATGTCATACAGCCACTTTGCGAGCCTTAGGCACGCCATTTCGATGTCAGGGGGTGGGGTCTTGCTATATCCCCAGTAACCTGTAATAGTCACTGTGGGATAAGCCCAACTTCCATCAGTCTTGACCATCCCGTAATAGGGTGGTCCATCTTCTGGAATATACGACACTGTGGGGCTGTCAGTGATTGCTGAGGCTGCTGCTGCCAGTTCACTGTAAAAAAACAGTGTCGTGGAAGTAAAGCGATCTGCAACACCTGACACCCTGGAGAACGATTGATTACTCTCCTCATCAGCGTCAAACTTTCTCTGAGTATAGCTCTCGATGACTGCTGTAGCTGATCCAATCAAGGCGTCAAGCAGTTCATCTTCCTCTCCATCAAAGCCTCCAAAGCTCTGGAGGGCTGCTAGTGTCGTATATCCCATTGGTTACTCCTATTTGTTCTGCTTCTTAACTATCTCTTTCGCCCGGGCCATAACAGCCTCGTTAGTTATCTCTTTTCCTGCGATCTTCAAGTCAGCAATAGCAAAGCCAGCGGCCCGTTCTAGGCTCATGACGTGCTTTACGCCTCTCTTGGAGGGCGGGTTGAGTTCATTCTCAACTAGCCGCTCAACTCGATCTTTTTCACTTCTTCCATCGTTAGCCATCTGTAAATCTCCTTTTAGTTTAGATTATGCGTGGTCAGTCCAATCAACATTCCCCAGAACCTGTGTAACCTGAATGGCTGCACGATAGGAGGGGAAGTACCGGATACGACCATTCAGGGCATCACCATAAGGATCTACCTTGATTGACATACCACGTCTTTCCACGTAGGTGATTGCACCAGGGCTGACATGTGAGGCAATTAAGTCAGTGTCTCCACCGCCCAGGGTCTCCCAGTTACTATTGATATGCACAGGGATACCGAAGAATTTCGGATTGTACAGATCATTGAAGTCTGAGAACGAGCCATAAGCGCGAGGGGTAGCAACTAACAATGCTCGGATTGCAGCAGCGGTAGCCTGCTCCATAACAATATGTGAGCCTTTGGTCCAGGGCTCAGTCATAAAGAATGGGAAGGTATCAACTTCGGCAGCAGTCCAGGTGGCACTGTGCAGGCCAGTGGTTGAGGTAGCTTTGAGAATGGTAAATAGATCCAGGTTCTCAGTCATAGCCCACCAGGTACCCATTGATCGATAGAACGCCGGTTCCCACATGGTTGCATCTTCTAACATTTCCTCAGTGACTGTGATCATTGAACCTTTCTTGACCATAGCCAGGGAGTTTCCGGAGTATGCAGGTTCATTGGCAACGTATGCGCCTTCTTCGGCGATAGTTGCAAATACAGCAGAACCAGCATCTTCGCGAGGAATAATCACGTTTAGACTGTTGGTATAGACCTTTTCAAAGCCTATAGCGTCAATCAGTGAGTATTCCTGTCTTAGTGCATTGATCTTGTTGATAACTGGGAGGGGGATTAACCCACCACCCTCGGCTGCTTGGGTTTCCTCAAGCACACGTTTAGGATCAGCGTTATCAGACCGCATAGCTTTGGGGGCCTGCTGTGGATGGCACATATTCCACATGAAAGCCTCTTCCTCTTCTTTGTCGGCAGCAGTAAAGCCCAGTTCTTTTTCTCCTGGGGTGATACGGGAGGCTGCGCCTCTCTTGCTTTCTTTACCGCCAACGGTGAAGGTCTGTCTGAAGTTCTCAGGATCTTCGGCAGCTTCTTTCTTTAACTCTGCCTCAATCTCTGCTCTCAGGGCAGCCTTGGCCTCTACTGCGGCCTCTTTCTCTGCCTCTTTCTCTGCCAGGATACTGGCAACTTGTTTGGCAACTTCTTCTTGTGACATTTTAGTCCTCTTATTGTCTAGTCTAATTGGGTCTACCTCATCCTTATCCTCACCGGCCTCGAATGGGTAATCAATACTGTGTTGCTCGAATAAAGCCCTTAGTGGTATCACCAGGGCGTCATCACTAACTGGTACTCTGTTCTCTCCGCCATCAAATACGCTCAATTCTGCAATAGGCCAGCACTTAACCGGGCCAGGAGGCCACTTTCCATCTCTTAGCGGAGGTCTAACAAGATAGTTTACACTGCCAGTGCTGGCCTTGGCCTCTCCTCTTAGAGCAGCTTCCCACGTTCGGGTCGCTAACTCACTATTATCCAGGTCTGCGATCATCCACAGCCCCTGCTCATCAACTCTAGTGACTGATGATATACCTGTCACTGGGGGGCTGTCCATAGATCTGCCCTGGGGTGATGCTCCATGTAAGTACAGTGTCGGGCGTCTATCACCGACCTCGATCATAAAGTCAGTGTCAGAGGTAAACCACTGCTCATATCGGTCTTTGTTGTTCTCATTGCCGAATGGAGCAGCCAAGACCTCAAGCTGTCTTTTATCGTTAGTCTCTATTGCCCGGACTGCTCCAGCTTCCAATCGTCTCATTCTCATCGCTCTACCTGCCTTTGGTCGTTTCTCTAGCTCACATCTGCAATTAGGATGCAGTTTTGGCTTTAATGTGAAGTCTACACCGTATATTTTACCATTCAAGGGCGCACATAGTGGACATACATCATCGTCACCCTCTGTCACCCATATATAGTCATACGGGCCTGTAATGTCTGGTTCTGTGAGCCTATTGAATATACTCGTTATAGGCGTCACCTTCTCAGCGTCAATGCTAACAAGAGCCAGTAATACCACCCAGATGATGATATACCGCTCCATCTGATCAACTTTCAACTTCCTGATCCGCTCTACTAAGTGCCATTCTTCCTGGGGTGTTAGCTCAAAGTCACCATGCCAGTATTGCTCCAGGTAGTCTTGCAGCTCTGCTGTGGACATACTGTCCAGCATCTTGATGAATTCTACGATTGAGACCATATACGCTCTGCCTTATCACCTACTCGCTCAATGAGAATATAGATCAAGTCCTTTGCTTTCTCGAAAGCATGTATCCAACCATGCCCTGCATGTCCTGCTGTCTGCTCGTGTCCTTGCACCCAGCCAGCATAAATGGCAAGATTGCCTATCTGTGCTGTCAATGGGTCTACTACTGCC